GATGTTAGAAAATGATTTTGCATATTTAGCAGGACTCATCGATGGTGAGGGTTCTATTTATTATAAGAAAACTAAACAGAAACGTAACACGAGACCTGGCAAACCAGTTCATAATGTCTGGGTCATTAGACTAGAGATAGCTATGACTGATAAGGATACGGTGAAGTGGTGTCACGATACTTTTAAAGTTGGATCCTTTGGAGAACGTAAAGTTAAGGAAGGGAAGAAGAGACAATGGCGATGGAGAGTAGCCCATCGAGATTGTTTAGAAATTTGCATGGCGGTGTGGCCTTATATTAAAACGAAGTTACATAAGGTGGAACAAGTCATAGACCATTATGAAGGTTATGATGGTAGAGATAGAGAAAATGTAGTAGACTTAGATTTGTATAGAAAAACTAGACAATTTAATTGGAATCTACATGGAAACTAATAAAACTGAAAAATTAAATAAATCCCTGAAATCATTACCTAAATTGAAGCAGGATATTGTTAAATCTATAACGCAAATCAGCCTAAATAGAAAGTACGGAGACTTGGTTGAGAATATAATTGAAAGAAAATTAAGTGAAAGAAAAGAAAAGAAATAGAGAAGTGGGAAGAAAATGGGATGGAATATCCCGACCGACTTCGGATTTGTATAAAAAGAATTATGATGATATCTTTAAAAAAGAAAAGGAAGAAGATCATGGTCGTAGTGCCGATGATGATTTTGATGAAGCGAGATGAATAGAAATGAAAAATATAAATATGTTCAGGGCTCACGGTCCACGGAACACGGCTCACGGAGCTATGAGGTAGCAGGAGAAAAATTACCTTCAGTCACGACAATACTTGCAAAAACTAAAGATCAGAGTTATTTAACCGCTTGGAAACAAAAGGTTGGAAATGAAACAGCAGAACGAATCAAGAATTTATCTAGCAAGCGGGGGACTGCCATGCACAAATTCCTCGAAAATCATATCACAGGAGTGGGCTACGATGATCTTACAGGGCTCGGACAAGAGGCGAAAGCCATGGCCCAAAAAGTTATTGAAGTGGGGCTCACGCCTGTGGAAGAATACTTTGGTAGTGAAGTTACGTTATACTATCCTGGGCTTTATGCTGGGTCTACTGACTTGGTTTGTTTACACAATAGTATGGAAACTATTGTAGACTTCAAGCAAGCAAATCGTCCAAAAAGTAAAGATTGGATTGAAGATTATTTTTTACAGATTGCAGCTTATGCAATGGCTCATGATTATGTTTATAGATCTGAAATTAGACAAGGAGTTATAATGATATGTACTCCAGATTTATATTATCAAGAATTCAAAATACAAGACGCTGAACTCAGAAACTGGAAGCACAAGTGGCTGACACGTCTCGATCAATACAATAAATTAGTAGCATAAATGTCGACACCTAGGGTGTCGGCAGGGTGTCGGCAGGGTGTCGAAGGGTGTCGAACTTTTGGTCCAAAGTGCGACCAAAGTGTACAATTATGACTGAATTAAGGCAATTTGGCCACAATTCTGCCATAATATGTCGACACTTCGACACCCCTTCGACACCCTTGCGACACCCCCCCTGTCGAAGCTACTATCGTTGGTATATAAGGAAAGTAATCGAAATTTGTGCCTTTCGACACCTATTTATATTTTTATAAGCGCTGATTTAAAAAAATAATTTTTTACCTTTATGGTGTCGACAACTGTGTTACAAGACCTTATGCCTAGGAAAAGAAGAAAAGCTATCGCCTCAATTGGAACTCCCGACATACCTTATCCTAAAGTCAGGGTGGAGTGGATCGACTGTGTGAGTGACTCTGGCTGGGCTAATGATAGAGAATTTGATAAGATGAGACTTGCAAGACCAATCAATGAAGGTTGGTTATTTTCTAAAGATAAAAAATCTGTAAAGTTGTTTGCGTCCTTCGATAAAGAAGATGATGGCAGTTTTAGTTTTGGGGATAGAACTATGATACCAAGACAGTGGATTAGAAAAATTACTAAAATTTAATGGGTAACTTTCTCGCTCACATTACCATCGCTTTTTTCTTCTTGATCTTTCTCTTCTACGTTGTCTTTATCCTCATATTGAGTTTCGGGGAGTGGCTCTGGGAGTTTTGCAGGACTTGCTTTAACTTCTTTCTTAAGTTGTTCAATAGGTTTCGCGTCTAAGATCGGACTGTATTGGTCCACAATTTCTTTCATTCGTTGTTCTAATTCCTGTTCACTCATATCTTCCAGTTTACCAGTTTTAATAATTTTTTGTTCAATGTAAAGACCTGCAGCTTTTCCTCTAGAGACTTCTGCGTTAACAGCTGATGAGAAGCTGCCTTTTTTAAGAGCTTCTTCTCTAAGTCTTGCAAGTTCTTTAATATGTTTTTCGAATGTGACTTCATATTTTTGTTGTACTTCTTCTCTTAGTTCTCCGATATACTTTACCACAAGAGGATATCTTTTTGGGTTTCTCAATTCACTGGCTCTCACTCTAGCTGAATCTTCAGCATAGCCTGCCTCAACAGCACACTCATAAGGAGTCTTTCTACCTTCATTGTATACGTACAATTCAGAAAATCTTTTTTGTATATCGGTGAGTTTTTTTGGTAGTCCCATGATAGTTATTTTTGAAGGCCTTGTTTGAACTTCATGTGGTGGAGTCCATCCAAACAAGACCAAGCTTGACTTTTACAGTAAATCCAAGTACAAGTCAATATGATAAATGAGAAAGGGCCTAACGATTTGGAAGCACAAATAGAATATTGGAAAAAGAAAGCACAAGAAGCTGAACTAGAAACATCTTTAGTTAAAGCGGTAGGAGTGAACTCTCCTGAGATGAAAGCTTTACAAAAGCAAAAAGAATTCCTGCAGGAAAAATGTAGACAGGCCGGTGCACGTATTAAAGAATTGGAAAATGATAACAAAAGACTTGCCAATGAAGTTAATGATTATATAGACAGAATAACTAAAAACAACGTATGTTAAAATCCCAAGAACTAGAAAAGATTATTAAAAAATTTAATGATAAAAGTACTGTAGCTAAAGAGGCTAGGGTTTCTATTAAAACTCCCGATGGTAGAATGTGGGACATAGAGTCTTTGTTTCTAGCAGAAAATAAAATCATTGGAGCGCGTGAAACTCATCGGATTGTTGTTAGAATTGTACCTGAAGTTGCCTCTCCGGGTAAGGTAATTAAGAAGCTATGATTACTTTGAAATGAGATGGCTCCCGAACGCAAACTTTGGCATGAAGTTAAAAAGAATTGTCCTCAAATTAAGTGGACAAGGATTGAAAATTTCGCTGGCGTTGGTGTGCCTGATCTATTGGGCTATAATGATTCTGGCACCTTTTTCACAGTAGAATTAAAAGTAGTCAAGAGTAATAAAATCCGATTTTCACCACATCAAATTGCCTTCCATACACGTCATCCCAAGAATACTTTCATCTTAGCCAAGCACCTTGGTCAAGGGTGCTTGATACTTGTTCCAGGGTCCAAGATTCAGGATCTTTTAAGGGAAGGTTTTGCTTGCTCGTCCGTTGCTCGTGCTTCATGGTCCACGGTGCTCGAGACTTTGCTCGCTTGTTGATCGTTGCTCGCTCGTTGCTTGAGCTTCTCTGCTTGCTTGTATATTTTTCTTAACTCTGAGTAGTATTTAGGATGTCTTATAACGAAGGTCACTAGTGCTGGCCGTATGATATATTTTTAATTTCAGAATTCCAGCAATTTCTGCAATCTTTGCACTGGTTGCCTTGATGAGGCGCCGGGCATGTAGCATGAGCTGTCACCACGGTGCTAGTATTAGGCCAGCTGGCAGGTGCTGCCTGGTCCACCATGGGCGCGCTAAACCTGATGACCAGGTTGCTGGGGCACCTGTCGAGATGGTCCTTGATCCATGCTTCCCGGGTGGGCATCCAGTGACGCCTGCCCGGGGTGAGCTTACAGACAGAAAAGATTTTATTTAAATGGTCCAAATCCTGTACATCTCCTGAGTCATGCCAGCGGAACACGTCCGGCTTCTTGCTGTTGATCAGGTGAACCATTGCGGTGACCCATTGCGGGTCCTTGATGGCTTTCAGTCTCCGGTACTGTGCATCCTGGACAACCTTGAATACGTAACAGCCCTTCATTGCGTAACAATCATAACAGACTGAGCCAGGGACCTGCTGGAGCTTGGCGCCAGTCTTGCATTCTTTTGCAGGTATACCAATTGACCAGCCGGGCATCTTGCCAGGCTTCGACAGCCCGCCAACCAGTTTCCATGCTTCACTTGTTTTCATCTTTATCAACTATCTGTACTTCGTAGCCATCAGGTATATTTTCAACATCTACCACAACGCCACCTTGTACTGTTATTTTAATTGTTTTATTTTTTTCTTCTTTTTGTGTCATTTTTTATTCTCCTTTATTATCCTATTAGTACCACAGCTCTGCTTGCTTGTCAATTCTTGCTTGCTTGTCAATTCTTGCTTGCTGCTTGCGGCTTCAATCTCTGTAAATAAATTGTGTCTTGTTGCATTGCTGCTTGAAGCTTGGAACTTATTTCTTTTTTTTCCTAGTTCTTTGAAGAACTTCTCACAGCTGGCCAGATACGCCGGCGGGAGCTCTGCATGGTCCCGCAGAAAGTAATGTGTCAAGTCGTTGTGTTTAATTCTTTTCATTTGTAAGAACTTCACTATTCTCTTCTTGTAGTCGTTGAAGGAAACCCGGATATTCGGCGTGCATATCTTCTCCGTATGCAGCATCCCACGCTTCCATTATTTGTGCTAGTGTATATTTATTCATAATTTTTCCTTTCTAAATTCATCCTACACTATCCCTGACCAGCTGTCAAGCTCGTTGCTCGCTGCTTGAGCCTTTGGCCGGGATCAGTGATCAGATCTCTTCACACCACAGAGATTGCAATAACTGGGCACTAATAGATCTTGTCAGGAACTTGTCCACTAAGATCACTGATCCCAGATCCCACAGTTCACTGTTGTCAAGGCCTGACTAGCGGGATCAGGGATCAGTTGTTGTCCTGCGCAGGCAGGGTTTTCCACAAGGCCTTTCGGATTACCCATGCTAATAGCATCGCGACCTGAGCTATAGTGGGTCAATTCCCACAGCTACAACATCTGATCCCAGATCCAATGGATGTTTCGAAAGTTAAGAGGCCGTCTGCCATTGGATCAGGGATCAGTTCTGGCCGTTGGTAATTTGAAGCAAGCTTAAAGTACTTCACAACCAGAAGTTGTCCCATTAAATTAGAACTCGAGTGTAGTACAATTAAGCACTTTTAATACTAATTTAATTAATCCAATATAATCCTATTGACAAGTATTGTCAAGTGTTATATAAAAATAATTATGCAAACAAACAGAAAGGCAAAAATGAGTAGAATAAGACTGAACCAAGAGTACCGAAATAAGATCGCAAATAGAATGAGAGTACACTTGGAACAAGAACCAACACAAGAAAAAACAAAGTATGATGAACTCAAAGCAGATCAAATTGAGTTAAATGACAATGCGTGGAATTTAGCAGAAACTATTGTCAGAAAACATTATACACCAGAAGATGTCAAAATGGCATATCATCTACAAAACAAATTTGAAAATGTTAGCACTATTGCTA